TCATAACCATTTTTGGGTGAACGATGGGAGTTGAACCCACGATGTTTGATATAATCTCATTCTGCTTCACAGGCAGATTCCTTCGACCACTCGGACCACGCACACCATATAACTCTATCCTTTCAATAGAGAGGGACTTTACGGCTGTCCTAGCCAGAGAACTACCCTTTGGGTAATTCAGCGGAGAGCATAGTATTCGAAACTAGCCCAACTTAATGGGTTCTTACTTTCCAAGTAAGCGAGAGCCGCCTGCTCTTCCTTTACTCTCCAATTTGATTAAGAGGTCTTCGTCTATCCTAGCTGGCCCACTATGTCCGACTCGAACGGAAACGCTAGTAACCCAATTCAGCTTGCCTATTTCTAGGTATTAATCAATTGCGGAGAGTAAAGGAATCGAACCCTTGCCAGTTCCTCACCGACAGCCTGGTTTTCAAGACCAGTTATCCCCATGGATGCTACCCTCCAAATAAGCTGATAGAGAAGGATTTGAACCATTCATGTTGAGATTAGGAGAAGAACATATCGCTACCGTGTGGTCAACCCATTATTCTTTCTTTATTTCTGTATCAACGCCTCCGAGACAAGGAGGTGCGTCTGCCAGTTTCGCCATCTATCAATTTGCACGTAAGAAAGGATTTGAACCTATGCGGAGACCTAACATAAATGCTATATATCTCAATGGGGTTGGAACCCATCACCTTCGACCACTCGGTCACTTACGTATGTTATTTTTACCAGAATATGTATCAGTTTGGCTATGACAATTTGGACATAAAAATCTTAAATTTTCTATTCGATTATCATTATGGTTGCCATTTTTATGGTCTAAATGTAAAACAACTTTGTTACCAAGCCATGTATCTTTTACCGTACAACCATTACCAGAACATTCATATTCTAATATTTTTTCATTTACTAATCTTTTTTTTAATCTTTGCATATTTTGATAACTTGAATTTTCAACCAAAATATCTTTTAAATCTATTTTAGGTCCAATTACACTATTACCTTTATTTTCATAAACTGGTGGTTCAATACCAAGTCGTACACAATGATTTTTAAATGTTTTATATGCACCAGAACCATTTGAAGCTACATTTAGTTTTTTTAAAATTTGATTAATTGATATCGATTCTTCAATTAGTAAATTCATTTCTTCTTTCGTTAAATTTGCAATTTTCATATTCATTTATTTATAAAATAAATATCTATAAATAGCGAAAAAGACAAATTTAACGCATTCGCACGGGTGGAGAATTTTGAAATCCCGACACCTAGTTTTGGAGACTAGTGCTCTGCCTCTGAGCTACACCCGTATCTAATATACCGTTATGCTGCCATTGCACCATACCCGTATATTCCCATATTTCAAAGAGCAATGTAAATTAATACTTTACCTCTTTCTCTTACAAACTTTAAATCGCCAGTTAAACCTGCATCTAAAGCTATATTTTTAAACTTATCACAAACCCCGTCAAAATCAGCTTCCAAATCTGATGGTTTCACAACTCCTAACTTCTTGTATCTTTCTTCTGACATGGTTAAAAAGAAAAACCTCTGATTCGTATGAGTCAGAGGCTTTATATTTTGTGATTTGTGATTTAAAATCTTATATCGTATTGATATCAAAAATAAGCATGACTTGTCCGTTTGAGCGACTGTTGTGTCTCCAATTAATCGAATTACTCATATGTATATTAATGTTTCTCATTACTTTGTTGTTTGTGGGTTACCCCGTTGTTTAATAAATATATGCAAATATACGAAAAGTTTTTGAATTGTCAAGTTTTTTGTAAACTTTATTTTTTATGTTACTAAATTGACCCTTTCTTTATAATTACAATGCAAATATACGACTTATTTTGATACTACCAAATATTTCTCAAACTTTTTTATTTTACCAAGAATTTACCTAATCTTAAAGCTTTCATTCTAAACTGTTCAAGACTCTCATTGTTTTCAATTATAATATCAGCATCAGCTGTAGTTATATTGAAAGAGCTTGAATCTTCTCTTGGTAATCGCTTACTAGCGTCTACCCAGATAATCAAATCGAAAAGTCCTTGTTTGCGACATTCTTCAATTTCATCATGGTCTCTCATCCCAACATATGTGTTATTATACTTAAGAATTTCTTTACCTAATTTAACCTTATCATCCTTATTATAATCACATATCATATGATACCATTCTGACCTGTGGTTAACCCTATCTAAAAAGCATTCTTCTGGAGTATTGTAATTATATTTACCTTTCAATGCATCATATATAAATATATCTGCACAAGCTTGAGATGATGAAATGAATTTAAGTGCGAAGACTTCGTTGAGGATTTCTGCTAAGGTATCTTTACCACTACGCATGTGACCTATGATTAATAATTTAATTTCATTTGTTTTATTCATAATATTTCCATTTATATTTGTTATGTGTTTTTCTTTTATTCCTACAACAATCAATAATCTTACTACTTAATGAGTTTGTTTCAGAAGCTGCTAATTTAGCATAATCCCATTTTTTTATTACGTTACCGTTTAAATCTAGTTGAATTACCGCTCTACGATTATGTGCTGGTTTACCCTTAAAAAAATTATTTTCACCAATCTTTTTTTTAGTTTCATCACTATGATTTTTACCTAACCAAACTTTATGACCAGTCTTAAAACTTGTTTGATTTGCAAAGGTGCAACCATCGCCACCATTTGTATAATTAACTAAATCAAAACCCCAAGCTTTAAATTGCGATATCCAATACGTTTCCCAAAAAATCCAATTATCAATTGGTACAACATCAATCACCTCAATTATCGGTTTTAAATCTAAACTCTTTAACTGTTTAATCCAATTAGCTTTATGTTGCTGATGCTTTCTAGCACGATTAAGATGTGCCTTATACCTTTGTGATACATTATTAGCTTTTCCAACGTATCTAACCATATTATTTCTTGGGTCAATTAATATATAAATGTTTGTTGTTTCCATAAATAACCTTTATATATAAATATGTCAAAAAATTAAAAAGTTACAAGCCCGTGTCTAGCATCTCCAATGATTAGGAGTTTGATGTGATTTTCCATATTATTTAATAAGTGTTTTTGCTTTTGTTATTTTTTTAGTTACCTCTTCTAGGGTAGATAGGTTACCATATTGACAATCACTCAATAATTTAATTGATTCGTCAATCAAAGTGTTAAAGTCGTCTTTATATGTTGTTGAGAATTCATGTGTTTCTAACCATTTAAAGATTAGGTTTTCTAACACTTCTGCTGAGTCATCACCTTCAAATGGTTCTTCAAGAGACGCTCTAATCAATTTATTAGCAGTTATTTGAATAGTATTATCTTCAATAAGTTGGTCTGTTCCCCAATTATTGAAATATGCTGAGAATGATACTTGATATTTACCGTTATCAATACTTTGTGATTCAAATATAAATGGTTGTTGACATGATATGTCACTTAATTCATCTATTTCATTAAAATCTAAACTATTTAAATAGTCTATAATTTCGTTTCCATTAATTTTTTTAATATCTATTTCCATAAAGCAAATATACCAAAAACTACTCAAACTTGCAAGTTGTGGAAATAAAAAAAGCTAGTCGGTTAGAACTAGCTTTTTAATTGTTTCAAGATGATTTGTTTTTTTCCTAAAAATTTTTAATTGCGGAACTCATCTTTTTTTGATGCGGAGGTCAGAATCGAACTGACACAAGGGTTATAAGCCTACTATGGTTATGAGCCATAAATGTTACCATTACATCACCCCACTATCTTTAGGACTTTACGTCCTTTTTGTTGCAGTGGCTGGAGTTGCACCAGACTGTAAGGTTATGAGCCTTACCTGCTACTATTACATTACCCTGCTGTTGCGAAGGAAGGATTCGAACCTCCGACCTTATGGTTATGAGCCACACGAGCTACCTCTGCTCTACCTCGCAATGTTGTGTGCGCCTTCCAGATTTGATACTGGGCTAAGCCCTAAAAACGGGCCAGTGCTCATTACACTAAAAACGCATATTACAGAATCAGTTTGGTTTTTTTTTGAAAATAAAAAATTGTTTTATTTGCTGAATTGATTCTTTAAATAACTTTTCTCAAAATGGCTTTGTATTATTTTGGCATGCTAATACATACAGGAAGTGATATTATACTGCCCTTACAGCAGTTTCTACTTACCTTTCGGTTTCTCTCATCACAGAAGATGAGAATGATAGTAGACAATCCAGATTCATAGTTGTTTTTGTTACGTTGCCGTATCCATTTTTTTAGAAATATCTTCTGTCTAAGAACTTACCTTAATAAATATATACAAATATACGAATGTTTTACCTATTTGTCAAGTTTTTCCTAAAATATTTTTTTATCCTAATTAATAGGTGTTAAATAAATGAAAATACCATGTTTATCATTCAGGTAATGAGTTATATTAGATACTCTAAAATACTTTTTTTCTTTTTCAAGAAAAACTTGTTCATCAATTCTAGGTATTATTAATAAATTCATTGTTGAATATATAATATTACCTAAACCATTTATAAATGTTACTGAGTATTTCCTTTTAAAAAACATGACCTATTTTTATTTAACATTAACGATTTATTTTAACAAGTAAATCTATTTATAATAAATAACACTAACCAAAACATTACAACTATGGGCTGCGGATGCAAAGGTGGTAAGAAAAATGTAGCAACAACTACTACCACAACAACTACAACAACAAGTACTCCAGTTAACGTAACAGTTCCAACTGTCACACAAGGAAACTAAAAAAATTAAGGGGCTTTCGCCCCTTTTTATTTTTAAAAAGTTAAACCCCTAACAAAGCGACTTGCGAGGGGTCATTAGTTCCATTGCCCTAGGTGAGAGGGAGGAATCTTGATAAGAGTCGTTATGAACTTTTAATTAATATTTACGTTTTATAATAAATATGTCGAAAAGTACAAAAATGTGACCGTGGAGGTATGGGAAATCGAATCCCAGTCTTAAGCATTCTTCTAAAGCTTTCTACATGTTTATTTGGTTTTATACACTACCAACAAAATAACACATCTTTTTACCGTGACGATTTGTTCCCACCAGATGGATTACCATTATTTTTAGTAGCTTACTACCATCAGTGGTATACCACCATTGCAGAATTAGGCTACTGCAAGCTCTCCAGCGAAGCTGTAAACAGCCTCATCAAGGAAATTTTCAGATACGATTAACTCGTTGTCTTTTCTTGTTCAATAGACAGATTTAAGTGCATTCCATCTAGCACTACATGCTTACAATGTACGACTATACCTAATCAATACCATGTACCCCCATAAATTAAGAACTTATATATAAATATTACCCTTTCAAGTAAAATCCAAATTATAATGCAAATATACTACAATTTGGATTCACTTGCAAGTTTTTGGTAATTATTTTTTACCTTTTGGCTTATTTTTAACGATACCGTCAACAATACCATATGCAACCGCTTCTTCTGCTGATAACCAGAAATCTCTTTCAGCATCTTTAAGAACTTGTTCTGGAGTCTTGTCGGTAAATTCACCTAACATCTTGAAAAGCTTTTCATTATACTTTTCACCTTCAGCAATTGAACGTCTGATATCTTGTAAATTACCTTCAGCACCAGTTGATACTTGGTGTAACATAACACGACTGGATGGTAAAGTATAACGTTTACCCTTGGTTCCAGCTCCTAAAAGTATACTACCCATTGAAGCAGCCATACCTGTATTGATGGTAATTATATCAGAACTAATATAATTCATTACATCAACAATTGAAAGTCCTGATTTTACAGAACCACCTGGTGTATCCACATGTAACGTAATATCTTTAACTTCTAAATTATCCAAAAACATAAGTTGAGCTTGGACTATTGTAGACATTCTATCATTCACTGGTCCAGCTAACCAAAGAATCCTATCCATCATCATTCTGGAGAAGATATCTATTTGGGTTACCCTTAATTCCCTTTCTTCAAGAACATAAGGGGTCAACGATGCGGTTGCACCACCATATATTTTCGTTTGTAAAATCTCCCAATCATGAAGTTGGGAATCTGTAACACCAAAGTGTTTTTTTGCATACTGACTAAAATCTTGCATATTCATATTACTCGTAAATTGTTTTTATTATTGTTTTTGGAAATACTTCCGTTAATGAATGGTCTCCATCTGAAAATATATAACCATTGTTTCCAGCCTCCCAGACGTTAAATACAAAATATCTTTCATCAGATTTTCTTTGTACGATATAATCATGTGATTCACCATCTGAGTAATCTGATGTATTAATTTTATCAATGTGAGTATATGTTTCACCATTTATTTCAATACTTGAACCATCATAATAAACTCCATCCCAAAGGTCACCCATTGTTTCTTGGTCATAGTCTATGGTTACTCTATCAAGACCTTTTTTTAATCTACTCATAGTTTGAAATATAAATTGGTGTAAATTCCCCTAGCCAAGCGCATCCAATATTAAAATCATAATATTCTAATGCTTCTTCATAGGTCATTCCATCTCTAGTTATTAATATGTTGAGCATCTTCTCAACAGAATAAGCAACGACAGGGCCGAGATTTGGTCTCTAAGCCATGCCAAGTATTGCTTCATCAAACCCATCACATATAAGCGCATCTGGGTTTACGTCTTTGATTTCTTCTCTAGTCATTATTCAGCTACGTTATTTTCAGCATCAGTTTGAGCTTCGCTACTAAATATTTCCTTGATAAGGGTGTTAAGGGTTAAACACTTTTCAGCACCATACTTATCCAATAGTAAACTAAAGGTTGTAAAGTCAGGCTTAATAATACTTATTTTGCCTTTTTCTAAATCATAGTAGATTTGAGCCACTAATCCTTCAACTACCATTTGTTTTTGTTCGTATTCCAACTGTTCAAAAACCTTTTCATTTAAAAGAATAACAACATCATCTGATGTTTTATACTTTACTAGGTCACTAGTCTTGCTAACCTTACCAATTTCTTTTAGCTTATTAACTGCTAAAATATCAATTGTAATTTCACTCAATGAGTCGATTTTACTAATAAGGTTTGTGAATAAATCACGTGTGTCTTGAAACACTTCTTCAAATTTTGCCATAAAAATAAATGTATTTAATATGTACAAATATACTGAAAAAGTTATTCAGTTGCAAGTTTTTCCTTTAGTTTTTTTAATTCCCTAATAGCTTCTATTTCTTCTTCCCTCATATTTTTATTAATAACCAAATCAATTTCAAGAAACATATCACCTCTAGTATCAACATTTAATTGTTTCATACCTTTTCCAGATATTCTTAACGTTTCATTTATTTTGGTAAATGGAGCTATTTGAACCCTAATTTTACCACCTTCAATGGTTGATACTTCGATTTTATCACCAAGTATTAATTGGTCATACTCTACTTGAATTTTAGCTCTTAAATCATTTACACTTCTGACATATTTATCATGTCTTAACTCCATAATAGTAATTATTAAATTCCCTGTGGTACCATTTTTAATTGAATGCCCTTTACCCTGCATACCAAACATCATATTATCAATAACTCCAGATGGAACGTTGATATCAATTGTTTCTTCTTTATTAACAGTACCTTCACCTGAACATGTTGTACATGCAGTTTCAAATGTAGAACCAATTCCATCACATTCATGACATTCAACAGCATTTCTCATTTGACCAAAAGGTGTATTTATTATTTCCATTACCATTCCAGTACCTTGACAAGATGAACAAGATTTAATTCCAGTACCACCTTTATTTGAACAACTTGTACACTCAACCTTACGGTTGTATTTAAATTTTTTAACACAACCAGTATATATCTCCTCAAGAGTTAATTTAACAGTAAGTGCCATGTTTGGACCTATT